ATCCTATTCAGCCTGGTTCTATGAAAGAAACTAAGGACTTCATTAGGGATTATAGTAACGTTGGTGGGTTTAAAGTATATGGAATTGATCAATTTGACGTTCAGTATATCTGCGACAAATGGAACGACACTATTGAATTCGACCCAACTCAAATCAGAACATATAATATTGATATTGAAGTTGAGTCTGGTGAGGGATTCCCTCACCCAGAACAAGCAGCCTCTGTAATTAATGCAATTACAATCTATGATAATATATTAGATACTTACTTCACATGGGGACTAGAGCCTTGGTGTCAAGAAGACGGTGAGTATGCCGATACTGATATTAAAATTGTCTATGAAGAATGCGACGATGAAGTTGAATTATTAAAGAGTTTCCTTGACTTCTGGCAAAAGACACCACCGCATATCGTTACTGGTTGGAACATTGAAGGGTTTGATATACCTTACATTATGAATCGTTATGCCAAGATATTTGGTGTTGATGAAACCAAAAAGTTCTCACCTTTTGGATGGATTAGGGAACGTAAAGTAAAAACTAAATTTGGTAAAGAGCAGGTCGTTTATGATATGTACGGAATCCAATGTCTAGACTACATTCAACTATACCGCAAATTCACATACAAATTACAAGAGAGTTATAAACTGGATTGGATCGCCCACGTTGAATTAGGTGAGAATAAACTTTCTTATGAAGAAGAGGGTTCGTTGTTTACTTTATCTAGGGTGAATTATCAAAAGTTTATTGACTACAATATCAAAGACGTAGAACTTGTTAAACGTTTAGACGATAAGATGAAACTTATTGATTTGACTTTGACTATGGCATATGACGCAAAGATTAACTACCAAGACGTATTTGGTACGGTTAAACAATGGGATGCTATTATCTATGATTATCTAAAGCAACAGAATATAGTTGCACCACCTAAAAATCATTCTCATAAAGATGAGAAATATATTGGAGCATACGTCAAAACTCCTATTTTAGGAAAGCATGAGTGGATTGTTTCGTTTGACTTGAATTCTCTATATCCTCATTTAATTATGAATTATAATATTAGTCCCGAGACTATTGTTGGGTTTAAGTCCGGAGTTACGGTTGATTCTTTGTTAAATAAAGAAGTAGACTTGAGTGAATTGAAACGTGATAATACAACGGTTGCTCCTAACGGAACAGTTTACACCAGAAACAAACGTGGGTTCTTGCCTGACTTGATGGAAAAGATTTACAGGGAACGTAAGGTTTTCAAGGGTAAGATGCTTGATGCTGAGCAACGTAGAGAGGATGGCGATTCTAGTACAGAAACTGTGAATGATATTGCTAAATTCAATAACATTCAAATGGCAAAGAAGATCCAGTTAAATTCCGCATATGGAGCGGTCGGAAATCAATATTTCAGGTACTATGATTTACGTAATGCAGAAGCAATTACAACAGGCGGTCAATTAGCAATTAAGTGGATTGAAAAGAAACTTAATGCTTATTTGAATGATATTTGTAAGACTGAGGATTACGACTACGTTGTTGCAATTGATACCGACTCTGTTTACCTAAGACTTAATAAAATTGTTGAAGGTTCGTTTAAAGGTAAAAGTCCATCTAAAGAGGATATTGTAAACTTCTTAGATAAAGTAAGTCAAAAGGCAATTGAACCTTTTATTGATAAGTCGTATGAAGAACTTGCTGACTATGTTAATGCATATGAACAGAAGATGCAGATGGGACGTGAGGCAATATCCGATACTGGACTATGGACAGCTAAGAAACGTTATGCTTTGAATGTTTATGATAATGAGGGTGTTAGATACGCAGAACCTAAAATGAAAGTAATGGGATTAGAGATTGTGAAATCGTCAACACCATCTAACGTTAGGGATAAACTTAAAGAATCTGTTAAAATCATTCTAACAGGAAATGAAGTAGAATTACAGCAATTAGTAACTAAATATAGGGAAGAGTTTAATAATCTCCCTATTGAGGATATTTCGTTCCCTAGAGGACTTAATGAATATAAGAAATACTTGACGCAAGAAAAGAGTGTCCCTATTCATGTACGTGGTTCTATATTATTTAATAAGTTATTAGATAATCATGGTTTGAAAAATATTGAGAAGATTGATGCTGGAACTAAGGTTAAGTTTGCGTATTTAAAACTACCAAATAAATATCATCAAAATGTAATATCATTTGTTGGTGGGTTGCCTAAAGAGTTTGATATGAGTAATTTAATTGATTATGATATACAGTTTCAGAAAACTTATTTAAACCCACTAGAGGGCATTTTACAACCAATTGGTTGGGAATGGGAAAAGAAAAGTTCCCTAGATTCATTCTTTTAGAGAGATAGCATATGGCAAAGATTAATGTAGATACAGTAGCAGAAGAAAGTAAAGGAAATGATTTTAATTCTTTTGTTGGTAACTTCCAAGATAATATTAAGAACCTGACAGCCCGTCAAAAGTATGAAGATATTCAAAGTGACAGAGAATACGAACTTGATGTTGATGGCTACATTGTTGGAGATATCTGGAACGAAAAGATAGCAGCAGAAGTTATGATTTTGAACGGAATACAACCAACATCAGATAGAATTAATGCTCTGATTGAGTCTAGAGCATTTTATGGATTGTCTTCTGTCCCTTCTGATCACAAAGAGATTGCTTCAGACCTTCAATTTGATACTAAAGATTTTTTGAAATTGTTTCCTAAGTTTCCTGTTATTTATTTAACCCGCTGGGCAAATTTAAGAAAACCTTCCAATCTACAAGAATTACGCGACAATCCTGTTCGTAGATAAATACTTTACTTTTGCCCGTTTGTAGGGTATAATAGAGGTATATTGAATAAAAAAGGAATTATATTATGAGTGACTTAATGGCACGTCTGAAGAAATCAGGCACAATCAAATCGACGCAACTTTCTAAGTCTGCGTTATTCAACGCAAAGGATGTTATTCCGACTTCCGTTCCAATGGTGAACGTTGCATTATCTGGTAGAATGGATGGTGGTATCACATCTGGACTAACTGTTCTCGCAGGTCCATCAAAACACTTTAAAACTGCATTTGGTTTATTAATGATGAAGGCATACCTTGACAAGTATCCCGAAGCAATCGCATTGTTTTATGACTCAGAATTTGGTACACCACAATCATATTTTGAATCGTTTGATATTGATACTGATAGAGTGTTACACGTTCCTATTAAAAACATTGAAGAACTTAAATTCGACATCGTAAATCAACTTGAAGATATGGACGTAAAAGATAACGTTTATATTATGATTGATTCTATTGGTAATCTTGCGTCTAAGAAAGAGATGGATGACGCTAAAGACGGCAAATCTGTTGCTGATATGACACGTGCTAAACAACTTAAATCTTTATTCAGAATGGTTACACCATATTTGACTCTTAAAGATATTCCTCTAATTGCTATCAATCACACATACCAAACTCAAGAAATGTTTTCTAAATCAGTTGTATCTGGTGGTACTGGTGTGATGTATTCTGCTGACAACGTATGGGTTATTGGTCGTCGTCAGAATAAGAAAGGTACTGAAATTGAAGGATACGACTTTATTGTCAATATTGAAAAATCTAGATTCACAAAAGAAAAATCAAAGATTCCAGTATCAGTAACATGGGAAGGTGGAATTAAGAAATATTCTGGTCTACTAGATGTTGCGATTGAATCTGGTCACGTTGTTAAACCTAGTTTAGGATGGTATTCTAAAATTGATACTACCACAGGTGAAGTCTCCGAAAAGAAAGTACGAGAAAAAGATACCCACACTAAAGAGTTTTGGGAAAGTATTATCAACAATGACGAATTCAAAACATTTATGACTAACAAATATGCTATCGGAAGAACTTCTTTAATAGAAAGTGACGATGAATAAGGATATATTTTACATAAAAACTTCTGATGAAACTGACATTGCTGTATTCGATTTAGAATTCAATGATAATGAAATATCATATAGTTATAATGCTGTAGAAGAGGATGTTGCCTCCGAACCTTATGAAACTGAGGTTCAAGAAATACTATCTAAACTGATTACAGAACATATGCTTGAAATAATGCAAAAGGGGAAATGATTGAGTATCGAAAACACGATTCTATCGAATCTAATATATAATGAAGACTATGCAAGACGTGTAATTGTATTCTTAAAGGATGATTATTTTCAGTCAAATACTGATAAAATTGTATTTAATGAGATTCAAAAGTTCTACGCAAAATACAATAACGTTCCTACCAAAGAAGCATTAGACCTTGCTATTGACGGTCGTGAAGATTTAAGTTCTACGGACTATGAAGAATCGTCTATGCTTGTCAATTCGTTAGCAAAAGAAGATTCTAATGACCAATGGTTAGTTGATGAGACTGAGAAGTTTTGTAAAGACAAGGCAGTATATAATGCCATTATGAATTCGATTGGTATTATTGATGACCCTGAATCTTCTAATGGTG